GTAATCTGTGCAGCGCGTCGACCTACGACCGTTCGACTGGTTTTGTCGCCGATAACGCCGACGCTACGGATGTGGCCGTCACCCTCGCAAATCACAATTACGTGATGACGTCCTTCACGGACACCGAGGCCGCGACGATCACCGTCCAGATGCTCAAAAACACGTTCATCCCCCAGATGAGCAACGCCGTCGTCAAGTCCCTCTTCGATGACAGCATCGCCCAGACGACCGCGGCCGCCTACCCTGGCACCCCGTTCTACTCCGGCAACAAGGCTGGCTTCACTCGCCAGGCTGTCGCCGCTGGCGCCACCAAGATGACCAAGGCCAACATTCAGTTTGACGGTCGTTCCCTCCTGCTGACCCCGGACGCTTTCGGCGCCCTTCTCCAGGACCCGACCATCGCCCAGTATCTGTCGATCGGCGACACCGGCGTCATCCGCGACAATAAGGTTGGTCGTCTCCACGGCATGGACGTCTACGAAGTGAACACCTGGAGCGCTGCTCCTGCTGGTGAACACTTGAACGGCATCGCGTCAGCCCGCGGCGGCCACGTAATCGTGACTCGCGTCCCAGGAATGATTCAGACGGGCGGCGGTCTTCAAGAAGTGGTCGTGGAACCCGATAGCGGTTTCTCGTTCGCCTTGCGCCAGTGGTATGATTGGACCAAGGGTCTCACGAACCTCTCCTGTTCGTGGATCACCGGCACAGCCGTTGCCAATCCCGACGCCGCCCTCCGCGTCGTCATCTCCGACCTCTAAACCGACCCCAAGTCGGACGGTTCAAGACCCCCACACGTTGGGGGTCTTTTGTTTGGCTGGGGTCGTAGACCCCTCTGGCTGGCCCGCAGAGGCCTTTTGACTGCCGCGTTGACTCATGGGCGCCTACGACGACGAATGGTCCGCAGATGCGGCCGAAATACTATCTGAAATTCCTAAAGCAGTCACGGTCCGACGCGGCGCAGGCGCCCCCCTTTCTTTCAACGTGCTAATGTCGACCCCGATGGTGGCTCAAGACCTCGAAACGGGCGGCTTTATGAACTCGACTTCATACGACGTCAAATTCCTACGGACCGACACCGTGGCGCACCCTGGCGTGGTAATCTACGGAAACCTCGTTCACTTCGCCGGCTCCGATTACCGCATCGTTGCGATTAACGACCGCCCGCCGTCCGCATGGGTAATTGTCCGGGTGCAGTCCAAGGGTGAGCCAGCCTAATGACCATTAAGGCCGGCACCCACGTCACGGTCGACGATTCCGCCTTCCTCGCCCACTTGAAGGATTACGCGGCCGTCATGGGAAAAACCATGGCCGAAGTGATCCGCGAACAGGCCGGGCTCTTCTGCATGGACATGATTGGCTACACGCGGCCCTTCACGTCCCCCGGCAACGGTCAAACTCCCGACTCCAAAAAGAAGGGAATGGATAACGTCAACGCGGCCGTTTATAAAGTCTTCCAACCCGTGGCCGGCGGAACGACGCAACAGATCGCCGCGGTCGGCCGGCTGGACGTCTTTAAAATGTGGGAGAAACGGAATTCCGCGTTAGGGGTTGCAGGAAAGACAAAAAAGACCCGCTGGAAACAATTTCAAGCCCGTTACTCTGGCGGCCCTTCAATTGAATTTATCGGCGGGGGCGACATTTCCCGCATTAAGGCGCTACACAACGCCAACCGACAGGACAGCGGATTCGGTTCATTAACGGCCGCCGCCGCCAATTCAAAGTCCCCCAAAGCCCTGGTCGAACGTGACGCCGATCTAAAAGCCTACATCAAAATGAAGCAGCGGGACGTTGGTATCCTTAAATCCGCTTACTGGCACGCCGCCCAGCGAATCAAGTCCAACGCAAAGGGTCCAGCCTGGGCTAAACATTCCATAGGCGCAATCAACGCCATCGCCGCCGAAAGCAACGCAGGGAACACGCACCCCGAAATCACCGTCGGCAATTCCAAAGGCCGCAAGGGGACGCTGGATTCCCTCATCCGGTCGGCGATTAACTATCGCGCCTTTGCCATGCGCTCCAACATGGCCCGCAAACTTAACCAAGAGAAAACCTCTCTTTGGATTGCCACCGCTACCGGGCGCACCGCTAATACCAGTCAATACTTCCAACAATAAATCCAATGCCATCCCCTACCCTCTACGGCATCCGCACGATTGCCGAACAATCAGTCCTTGCCTTCTTCACGACTAACGCAGCGCTTTTCCCCGGCGTCCAACTCCATGCCGGCCAGACGGACGAAATCCGTTCCGTCCCGATTATCATCCTTCATGCCGAATCCGCCCAGGCACACCGCGACTTTGGCGGGAAGCCCTCCGGGAACTTCGAACTAACCTTCAAGATTTACGTCTATTCCTCCGCCGACGATTCCACATTAGCGGAACACCGCGCCCGCGTTGAAAACGCCCAGGGCATCATGCAAGACCTCGCCTCCCTCACCGCGGCCTGGACGCAGGGGATTCTTTATTCCGCGTGGATCGTTAGCGACGACGAAGGGGTGTCTGACCGGCGTTATGGCAACGCCCTAACCTACACGATGGCAACCGTCTATCCCCCGGCTTGACTGCCGCGTTGACCTATATCATGGCGACCTCAAAAACGGGAAAATCCGCCTAACATTTTAAACAACCTACTGACCTAAAAAAATGGCTACCCCCTACACCTACGGCATCGAACACACGTTTGGTCTCTATGACGTTGCCGGATTCGTCACTCTCCAGACGGACGACATTAGCAAAAAGAACGCCCTTGACGTTGAAGTCATGGACGAAACGGGCCGCGTCATCACCGACCGCCTCGACGATACCCGCATTGAAACCAGCGTTAGCGGAGTCTTGAAAGCCGGCGGCAGCATCCCAACGGTCGGCGCTACGTTCACTTATAATTCCGTCACTTACATTATCAAGGACGTTGGCGATGCCGGAACCAACAACGGTTTCCGCAAGGTAACGCTGAAACTGGTTAAATACCAGGAGATCGCCTAAAGCCCCCCAGGGGCTGCCCACCGTGGCTAATAGGTGGACACAGGCCGCGACGATTCTTCCGCCAACTATCAAGGTTTGCGGGAGACGTCTTCTGCCTTTTTCACTACGTCACCGGGTCGCCCTGGAAGCAATTGATTCGCCGATTTTATCTTTGGATAAAGCCTTCGGAGCGCTCGACGTAATCCGCGCCGTCCGAATCCTCGCAAGTCACAATCTGGAGGAAATGCGCGTAGGCCAATTGACCTTGCGCGAGGGGTATCACTTGCAACGCATGCGCTGGAGCAAGCGCCTGTTGAAAATCGAGGCATACAAACTTATGGTCTACTTCGGCGAACAGTCCCTTTGGCCCCGTTTTTGGGAGAAGGATTCCGAAGGCCACGGATCTAACGGCGGTTTCCCCTGGGAACTGTCCGTCGTTGCCGCCCTGGTCCGCAACGGACATTCTACCGAAGAAGCGTGGACAATGCCGGAGTCCGCCGCAATCTGGCTACACATGGCACACGCTAAAGCCGCCGGCTCCAAAGTGGACATCGTTTCGGAAGAAGAATGGTCAGCCATGGAAAAGCACAAACTCGAAATGGCGTCCAAGAGCGCCGCCTAATTTATGTCCGACGACGTCAAAGTAAAATTCTCCGGCGACTTCTCCGACATCCCCAAAGGGGCCGGCGCCGCGGCTAAATCCGCCGGGACCGCTATGTCTGGTTATTTTAGCGAAATGGGGTCCACCATTATGTCTTCCGTTGGGGGCATCTTTGCGGCCACGGCTGTGGTCGGAAAAATCTTCGAGAAATTCCAAGATGCCGGACAATACTTTAAAGAATTAATCCATGCGATGCACGCCACGGGTGCTTCGGCCGTTGAACTCCAGAAAATCGGGTCCATGGGGAAGGTGCTTGGAATTGGCTTTGAGACAATCGGAAAGTCCTTGGGGTTGTTTTCTAAATACATGGGCAACGCATCAAAAGACGCTGCCGGCCATGGCAAGGTTTTACGCGAACTTGGATTCGGGACCGATCGCATTACGGCCGGGAACATTACCGCCACGGAAGTCCTTGAAGCCCTGGCACAACAACTTGAAGAAACTGGCAACGCTTACCTTGTGGCCGCCAATGCCACCGCCATTTTCGGACGTGCTGGACGAGAATTGATGCCCATCATCCGCCTTGGGAAACAAGAAATTAAAGACCAAACGGAAGCGACTAAAACTTTTAGCGAATCAGAAGTCCAGGGCATCGACGCCAGCGAAAGACAATGGGCGATATTCTTTAAAACTGTTGGGTCCGGGTTTAAAAACCTTTATCACGCCGTTGTCCACGACCAAGGATTTGGCGCCGCCGTCGAAGCCCGCAACGCTGCTTTACGAAAAGGAAGGGAACTTGAGAAAGCCGCTGGTTTGGAACCAGACGACGACCGCATCCGACAAAGCGATGAATACCGGGA